TTTTAATTCAACTAACTGGATGAACCAGATGCAAGCTGTTTTTAGAGAGTTTGGGGATATTACGTTTTGTTGGATAGATGCTAAAGAAGAATTTATTCAAGAAAATAACCTAAGTTACTTGACAAAGACAGAGTTTTGTGATACAATTAGCTTACAATAAACATACGAAAACATATATTTACATAAGGAGATACATATGTCGTTAAGTACACTCAAGAAGTCTAATTCGTTAGACAAACTGCTTGGAGCAGTTCAAGCAGATAGTGGTGGTGGAGAAAAGAAGTCCTATAAGGATGATCGTCTTTGGAAGCCCGTCATGGATAAGAGCGGTAATGGTTATGCCGTTATTCGTTTCCTTCCTGCCGTAGAGGGTGAGGATATGCCTTGGGCAAAGGTGTGGAACCACGCCTTTCAAGGTCCAACAGGCCAGTGGTATATTGAGAACTCTCTCACTACCGTTGGTCAGAATGATCCCGTGTCAGAGATGAACTCTGCATATTGGAACTCAGGTGTTGAGTCTGATAAGGAGATTGCTCGTAAGCAGAAGCGTAAGTTGCAGTATTTTGCAAACATCTATGTTGTTGAAGACTCTGTTAATCCTGAGAACGAGGGTAAAGTGATGCTCTATCGCTTTGGTAAGAAAATCTTCGACAAGTGCATGGAAGCAATGCAGCCTGCGTTTAAGGATGAAACTGCTGTTAATCCTTTTGACTTCTGGGAAGGTGCAAACTTCAAGTTGAAGCTTCGTATGGTAGAAGGTTACTGGAACTATGATAAGTCAGAGTTCTCAGCACCATCTCCTTTGTTTGATGATGACGATAAGTTGGAAGAGGTATGGAAGAAGCAGTATCCTCTGTCAGAGTTTAGTGCTGCTACTAACTTCAAGTCCTATGAAGAGCTCAAGAAGCGTCTTGATATGGTTCTAGTAGGAACTGTTAAGGTAGGTAATGCTACTGAGGTTATGGAAGATGTGCCTTGGGATGAACCAAAGGTGGATACGAAACCTACTCCTGCGCCTGCTGTTGATAATGATGGTAGTGAGGACACTATGTCCTACTTTGAAAAGTTGGCTAAAGAGTAAGAGAAAGGGGGGTTTTTGACCCCCCTTTTTTTATATCATCCCACCCTGTTCCTGGCGATTCAATTGACCATATTTGCCGCCAGAAAGGCTTCCCCCACCACCGCTCATACTACCATTATTGGTGATTTGCTGAGACGATGGTGCGTTAACGGTAACTGCTTGGCTCCCCTCATTTGATTTTGCGTTGGCGTCCCTCTCTGTTTTAGATTTTGCAAAATTAGCCATCTGCATTGAAGGTTCTTCATACTCTTCACCCATGTCCTGACCTCGCCCTGGCTTGTATGCCGACCCAGCGATTCTTCTATCGGCCATCACATCAAGTATCTTTGCCTTTGGAGGAGGTGGAACGACTTTCGGCTTTACACCAGAGACATAAGTTCCATCTTCCTTAGTCATAGTTTGTCCGTCCCACTGGAAGCCTTTGTGTACTTGAAATGGTAGACGAGGGTCATTGACATCTCGCCCTGTTGCAGTGCTGACCTCTACTCCTTTTTCATTTGTCACTGATCCTTTGTCAATTTTTAAATTCTCTGCATCTTTTTCTGCTAATTGTTTTTTCAAATTAGCTATAATTTTATCAGCCTTTGAAACACTGTTCTTCATTCCCTTTTCGACAAGTTTTGCCCTTACCAGTATAGCCTGTTCAAGATTTTTTGCAATTTCAGTTCCCTCTTTATCGCGTTCTGCCTTTTTACGGATTTCATTTTTTAGATAACCCTCGGCTACCCCCAGCGTACTTCCGCCCATATTCATATTTTTGTTCAAAGCCGTAGCACCCTCTGCCGCAGCTTTGCCAATAGACCCGCTTTCATATTCATCACCGATATGATCTTTAAACATTGCCTTCTGCTTGTCCGTTTTTCCAAGTATTTCCTTTCTCTTCTCTCTTAATTTTTCTGCTTCTTTGTCTGCAAAATCAAACAATTCCATCAAAATATAAATTGCTGCCGCAACCGCCGCAATCTTAATTGCAAAAGCACTCATAACAAAGCCAACTGGTAAAAAGGCAGCAGCTGCAACTGCTAAAACAATTGCCTCTACTCCTGATATGTTATCAAAAATCTTCTTTATCCCAGCAAAGAATCCGTCTTTTTCAAAGGTTTTATATATTTCACTCAATCTAGTAAATAATCCACGAGGGCCCGTAAAATACTCTTTGATTGCTGCGCCAAAAGATAAAATTGCCGGCCATAGAGTTTCCTGTATATATTTTGTCAATTCCTTGAAGGTATCGCTTTGCAAAAATTTACCTAGAGCAATCAATAATCCACCAATTGCAAGAGTGGAGAGGAGAGCTAACCCACCCAATGCAACAGCCTTCATTCCCTTCTTACTTATCTCAAATAGACCGCCAATCCCTGCACTAATCTTATCTAGTCTTGAACCGTTCTTCTTTGCATCTGCTTTTGCCTCTTCTTTTATATCTTTTTTAGCAGCAGGGGACAAGTCTGGGTTTTTAAGTCGTTCCTTGCGATCTTCCTTTCTTGCTTTAAAACTTAATTTTTGAAATTCTTTGCTATCCTCTGCAATCTTGCCCTGAGATTCCAATGTTGCTTTAAGTTCAAGCGCTTGACCAGCAGTTGAACCTGCTCGTTCTGCAGCAAGTTGTTCACGCTGTTTTATATCATCCCGGGCCCGTTCTATTTCTCTTAGTTCTTGTTTCTCTTCAAGTTTCAAGGCGCGCTTATATGCCACTTCTGCCAATTCTTGTTCTCGTGTTGCCGCCCTCTTTTCACGAATTCTATCTTCTATTTTGGCGTCTTCTGCTGCTCGTTTATTCGTTTCATTCAGCTTTTCTATTGCAATGGGCAGCTTAGCAATAATGTCTTCATTCGAGGCCATAACTCAGGTTCCTTATTTCTTTTTTGTGATTGCTTGTGCGCCAAAGAATGCTGCAACAATAGCTGCAACTGACACAAAGTATACACTTGCCATACTACCAAGAATTTTACTTGCTTCAGTAAGTCCAACACCTACTGCTAGTACAACTGCGAATGGATATAGTAACATACCAAATAGTGCAAACCATGCCATCTTACGCTGTGCGTCACGCATTGCATCTGCATCTTCAAGTTCTCTACGTTTAAACTCTAGGAACATTTTTTCTTCTTCTGGACTAACTTTACCATCACCATTAGTATCTGCTGGATGATGACTTGATTCTTTAATTTCTTCCTCAGCCATTTGATCAACTCCTATTATCTGGTTTTTCTTGATTGCTTATCGTGCTCTGCTTTCTCTTCCTCTAAATGTTGTATCAATAAACCAGTATATATTTCTCTTTCCCATGGCACCATATTCTCTAATTCAGTTAAACTCCAATTGTGATGCTGTATCATTGCAAAATTTTGTTTATAATAATTTTCCACAGAGTCATGAGACAGCCCTATTCTAAAAAACTTTCAAGTCCCTCCAATAATACTTCACCTTTTATCTTTGTCTTCGGGTTGGTAACATCAATAACGTGTCGTAATTTTGGCATCGTTTCAAAGAACCTCATTACACTTTCTAACTGTTCTGTATTAAACGAATCAATAAATTCTGTAATTTCATCCTGTGTCATATCAATTCTATGGATTATTTCCTCTCCATTAATAATATTTTCAGTACATTCATATATCATAATCATAGCCCTTTCAAATTCACCAAAATCTTCATTTAAACCTCTCAGGTCTTTCAATATTGGATATCTTAATTTTAGTTTGATATCTTTGGTGATAGCAATTTCCTGTGTGTGTTCTACACTATGTTGGACATTTATTTCCTCTAAATTAACTTCAACATCAACTGTAGTTTGTTTATCATCTGGACATAATATATTAAGTTTTACTTTGGCACCAGTAGATTTTGCTCGTAATTGTAAAAACACATATTCAATATCAAACATTGGAGTAGTACTAGCATCTAAAACACCAAAAGTGCAATTTGATACCATCGCCCCTATAGCATCAGAAATTTGTTTCTCTTCTTCTGATTCTTGAGCAATCATCAAAATCTTTTGCTCTTTGACCAAGAATGGTCTGTATTTAATTTCCTCCTGTGTTGATGGTAGTGTTAGTGTGTATTCAGAAGTTTTAAGTTTAGGTAACGCCATAATTTATCATCCTTTATCATAATTATCTGCCAGTAAGCCTGCTCAACACTTTCGGTATGTTCGCATTAATTGTTCGTTCTGCACCTGTGATTACTGTATCAAGAACCTTCTCCATAAGATTAGGTGATTGATTATTAATATCAAGAGTCTCCCAATACTTATATTGCATAGTAATAGGTATTTTTACAACTTCACCAGCTGGGGCCCAATCAAATGATGATGGACCAATCTCTTTTGGGTAACATTCAAATAATTTAATTCCGTAACGCCTGTTACTCTGTTGATCAAGAACATAAATTTCTATCGGGTGCGAAGCGTACTCATTATAGTACTTGGCATTCCATGTTCCCTTGTCCCATGCCTTTTCTTGCCAACTCTCAAAAAATACTCTTTCCTGTAAGTCACTACTTGCTTGAAAGGTCATAGAGAGAGTACCACCAAATAGGATACCATCAACGATTTCTGGTGCAATACCATACATGTTAGAATCTGTTGTTGTATTGAGGTTCCGGCCGGGCAATTCAATGGATTCACACCGCAAAACAAGTTTTGCACTATCTCCTCCAGCTGGGGATGTGATGACAACATCATAACGACTTGGGAGTGCATATCCATCATCACTATGAAACCCTGATAAGAAATTATTCAACGCACCAAATGCGGTTGATTCTACAAAACTTGCTAGTGTAGCCATTAGATCATTGCCCTCGAATCTTTCCATACCTCTGATGCAGATGACTTCTTAAACCTCTGTACAGGTAGGAGAGTTGCAATTGTAAATTCATCTGCATCAATCCTACGAAACTGTGATTTGGTCTGTCCTGCTAGGTATTTGTGTATAGTCGGTTTGATAAGTCTTACGCTTTTTAATTTCTGATAATCAACAATAAGCTTTGTCGTATAATCAAATTCAACATTGTTAGAATAATCTACCAAACGATCAAGCAGTTTAATTCTCAGGGGAATTGGTAGGTAATGGAGGTTGATACCCAGAAACCCGTCTGAATACATTTCTAGTGGTAACACCAACGGAAACGTGTCGTAGTATGGTAGTTTTTTCTTGAACTTAGGATCATACATGAACATGTTCAATTTACCATAGAATGGTTTGTTGTTCCTCTTACCATCTCTCAAGAGATCAAGTGGGCCGGGTGTACCGAATTCTTTAATTTTTTCTCTATACCATGCAGTTGACTTTGGGCGACCTTTTGCCTCATCCTTAACTGCTTGCATGTATTTACTGGGTGCTCTTGCCATATACCTATTTATACGAAATCCCTAGATGATCTTCAGTTAAAATCTTGAATTCCATATCATTATCTGCACACCATTCTGTTGCATATCGCCACTTAGCATCGTTCACACCATAGGTAATGACCTCATTCATCCATCGCCTGGTACGCCTCTTTGGTTCTTTGGGTGGTTTACACTGTATCTTTGGTTTAACTTCAATTACCATCTTCTTAATCTGACCATCAGCCTGTTTGACTTTAATGTAGAAATCTGGAAAGTATCTGTGCATACGCCCATCCTTGGGTGATAAATAGGGTATAATGATCTCTTCACTACCCCATTCAATTATGGATGTACTGTTGTCACAGTATACCATAA